GACATCACGTGCAACTCCAGCGGAGAAGCCATTTTCAACCCCTTTGACTATTACAGAAATAGCATTGTGACTATGAAGCGATTCGTTATGAGAAGCTACAATCTTAAAATCTTTTATACGTTCATCTTTATCTAGACGTGAATAAAGAAGTCTAACAGCATCCTCAACAAACTTAAGGAAAGCTCCATTCTTCTCAGCAAATGCTTGCTCATCTTCACGCTTAACCATTACTTGAGTTTCAGTCTGAAGAGCATCTAAACAGAGCTCTTGAAGATCTTCAATCCAAAGCTTATCTTCAAACCTAACACTAACGCGAGCCACACTACGTTGACTATGAGGTACAGTAGCGCGATTACGATACTTCTCAGCATGCTCACTTAGCTCAAAGCTACAAGGACAAGCAGATGAATATACAAAATCAAAGTGAAGATACTTCTTAAACTCACCATCCTTAGTAAGGTCTCCTTCTAGAACAACATCATAATACTGATAACCTTCTAAACCACTACGTAGGCTAGTTTGTTTAATAGGATAAGATATCTTAAGCATAATGCGCGAGTCAAAGCTCTTAAGATTCTCTTTATAAGTTGTAAGAACATCTTTAATCTTACTAATACTAAAAGTTTCATCCTTATGATCATAAAAACTACGCATAATACGAGACATATTAATACCCTTCTTATGTGCTTCTAAACTTACACTACCTGTGACACTGGTCTCAAGCTCAATAGTTTTACCATTACGCTTCTCATAATTAAGAGGTAACTTAAAGTTATGAATACCAACTTGCTGAATAGCGACTGGTGCACCTTGAATAAGACTTGAGGGTCCATTCTGTAGATCCGGTAGTGATGCAATATACTCTTTACTCGCATCCACTGTATCATCATACTCACGAACAGGTGGTACGTACCCATCAGCACATTCACTACCCATAATATCTTTTGCAATAGTATCTTTCTCACCGGTGAGCTCATCGTCATCACCTAGCCATTCATAGTTGGAGTTATTTTCTGTCTTACTCATAGTCAAATATAATTATAACATACTGACTGTAGTAATCAACTAATCTCATTCATTTTTAACTTTTTTAAACTATTTTCCGGAAACACTTGCAATCAGGGTCTCAGATGAATAAATGGATTGTAGAGAATGTATAGAAGAACCTATTTCTCAGTCTTTCTAGAAATCAGTAATATAGAATAATTTAAACTAAGCAGTTGATTTACCCATTTGATCAGGTTATAATAATTATATGAAATTTACTAGTAACAAAGTAATTAACTTAGGTAGTACTGCATTTAGGCAATGGAGATCTACTCATAGTCACTGTCAATTTATACATGGATATAATTTAACAGCAGATATTACATTTGAATGTGATAAGTTAGATGAACGTAATTGGGTTATGGACTTTGGCGGTCTTAAAGATCTTAAAACAATTTTAGAAAATACGTTTGATCATAAGTTAGTTGTTGCTGGTGATGATCCTCAACTTGATTTGTTAAAACAACTTGATGCAGTTGGTATTGCTGAATTAGTTATTTTAGAGTGTGGTGTAGGTTGTGAGCGTTTTGCAGAATTTGTTCTTAAGACGGCTGATACTTTTACAGACGAAGCAACTGATGGTCGAGTTAGAGTTAAGTCTGTACAAATTAATGAACATGAAAATAACTTTGCAACTTGTCATAGAGTAAGTGATGATGTTAAGATATCATTTGTTGAAACTCAAAATAGTACTGAGCCAGTACAACTAGAAGATATACATGGACCTATTGCAACTGAAAAATCTGATCCGCCGGCAGCACCGGTAGTAGATCCACGAGCTGCTCCAATTGGTGGTAAGCCAAGTACAGCAACTAAAGGTGGTTGGTTTGATGGTACTACTTGGGGGTAGTTGTAGGCGGGTGTAGCTCAGTGGTAGAGCGCAACCTTGCCAAGGTTGATGTCGTGAGTTCGAATCTCATCACCCGCTCCAATTTGATGCCATCTTAGCTCAGTGGTAGAGCAGCTGATTTGTAATCAGCCGGTCGTCGGTTCAAATCCGACAGATGGCTCCACGTTAATCGTTTATGCTGACTTCTATATTTTCATCAGCAATGTTTTCTTTACTTACATCTATTAAAGCATCTAGATCTTGTTGAATAAAGTCTTTACCAACTAGTATCTTATATAAATTAGACGCTCTATTGCCAATTGAGAATGGAATACCGGTAAATTCTTTTTCACCAATTTTAAAATCTAATTCAACTACAGGTCTATGTTCCATATTACCTGCACCAACGTTAATTGTTATTTCACCCTTCTTTGGAAGTAGTAGTGTTTTACCATTTATAGTTCGGAAGAAAACTTTATCACCCTGTTCTTGAATATCTTCCCCATGCAATACATTGTAAGCACCGTTACCAGAATCTAATTTGGCAGGTACTTTACCGATACCTTGAATATCGAAAAATTCAATAAGTCCTAAAACAGACTTTTCTTGTATATATTGCAAAAATGTTTTCATGTTTAATTACTAAAGCATTAGCATTCACCATCTTCTGCACCGCAATCATATTGACTAACATCTTCATGACCTGCATTAAACATTGATGAGTGTTCACCACTAGCAAAATCATAATCTAGTTTGTGAAAAACAGAACCAAGATAGTCTGCTGCTTTGGTAATCTTAGAAGCTGTCCACCCTTCTAGAGCTGGTAGCTCCTTCATCATAAGACTAAGAGCACCTGCATACTTTTCAATTTTATAGAGCTCAGCAAGAGCCATTTTCATTTCAGAATCATCATGATGATTTACTCGGGGCATATTTTCACCATCCTCCATTTCTTCATCACCAGCAAGTCTACTAATACCTCTATCAACCGCTTGACCAGCTTTATCTAAACCTTTTATAGCAGCTTTACCAGCACCCATTGCAGCTTTACCAGCGACCTTTAAACCTTCTTTACCCACCTCACCTGCAACAATAGCAGCTTCTTTACCAACTGCTTTAAGACCGCGTTTAGCTAAATTACCAATACCACCAGCAATTGCACCAAGACCTTCATCGATTGTATCTTCTTGCGAAATTTGTGAATAAGCTTCAGCAATTAAACTTGCATCATTAAGTTTAGACTTCATGCATATATTTATGCCGCCAGGATAGATTTTATAGCATCTTTATCCGTTTCAGATACCTCTTCTGGGACAAAATAATCAATTGCCTCATCTAAGTTATTAGCAATTAACTCTCTGGTCTTAGTACCTGAAATACCTTCTGCTTGTAATGGAATCTTTGTAACACTTACAAGAGGATATTTATCAGCGTTCTTTTCAAAGTATGAATATCGCTTTACATCTTCATCTTTATCACCTGCACCTACAATAATTTCAACCTCTTTATTTTCATCTGCATAATCATAAACAGACTTTACTGGAGATATAGGCGCTAACATAACTTCGACAGGCTTATTAGAATATTTTGCATAGATATCCCAAATTGCCTTTGATTGCTCAGCTGTAATACCGTTCCTGTCTTTATTACCAATTACAACAATACCTTTATCAGCGCTTTCTAAAAGATATAGAAATGCTGAGAAGTGACCTTTCGTGGGTGGCTTATAACCACCAGGCATAAGAGCTATTCTCTCTTTGTCTCTTAGGTGCTCTCCGTCTTCATAAAATTCTCTAAACGTTTTCATTTGGTAATTGGGGTAGATGTTTGACCTCCACTAAAGTTAGCTCTACTAAACTCTAAGCGATCAACCAGCTTAACTGCATCACCTTCTTTACCAACAGCAACATAACCTTCAGGATTAGAAGCGGTAAGAGTACCGTCACCATTATCTAAAAAGTGTTTAGTATTGTAAACAGCATTATTGTATTTGTTAACAAAAATTTGTTTAGCTTGAGATAAGAGTTTACTTATCTTAAATAAATTTATAATATCTTTTTGACGTGATTTAATATCGGCTAGCTTCTTTTTAAATGCTTCTGTAATTCGCTCTTTACCGGTTTTAGATTTACGCTTAGCAATTTCCTTTTCCATCCGACCTTTCATCCAGTTCATGAAGCCTTTATATGAACCTTCTGCATCATCTAAAAATTTACCTTCACGAATCTCTGAGTTAGCATAAATGTTAAGTAAATCTAATGGAAGATCTTTATATTTGACCTTAATACCGTCAGCAGTCTTTGCTAAATCTCTAACTTGCTTAGCCTCATCCTTGGTAAGAGTAACTGTTCCTGTGGCATCAGTAAATACAGCATCATCAACCCATACACCTGGTACTTTATTAAGACCTTTCACATTGATACCGTATTGAGGTGGTGAGTTTAAATCACTATAACCTGTATGAAAAACAATACCAAACACAGAATTGGCAATTTCTTTACCAAGATCTGAGTCTGCTTCAACTGCATACTTAATAGTATTAGGTTTAAATGCGATATGCTTAACACCATCTTGCATTACTACCTCAAGCATCGATGAATCAAACATGAAATCCCCTTGTAAAATGCCCTTAATACCTAATTTTGGAAGATATTTAAGAGCTTTCTTAAGTTTATCAGCAAGTCCTGGTGCATGTCCGTGATTCATCTCAACATCAGCATCAGTATAGTTGATTTTAGGCTCATTATTAAAGATAGATTTAGTACCAACAAAGAATTTACCAGTTTCTGGGTGCTTTCCAGCAAAAATAGCAGGAGCTCCATCCCATTTCACTGAAGTATTGACACTTCTCTTGGATTTACCCTGTAATTTAGAGAGAAGGTTGCTAATCATGGTACGGGCCACGTCATATCCCTTCTCTCCCTTGGTTAAAACCAGTTCTTCTAGGTGAGTTAAGTGGGTATTAGCTTTAGCCTCAGTTAAAAGCTGTGAATCTAAATGAAATTGTTTAAAACTGCGCATTTTCTTAATTATATCGGGGTTCCTTTAAAAATTAAACTTGAAATTAGGGTAGAAGTCGTTAATTGAGTAGTTTGAAGTTACAAGTTTTTCAGTATCAATTAATCCACCACTACGAAGAGCCTCTTCACGCTTAAACATAGCGTAGTTTAACTTTGTCTTATCGATAAAAATAAAATCTTCGTAATTATATTTACGTGCATAGTTATCTAAATTAACTTTTGTTATAGCTTTGCGAATATCACCACGTACAACCTTAATGCCCTGTTTTGTACTCACACTATCATAATTAACTCCTTCTAGATATTCCATATTGCTATATGGATAAGCAGATTTTAAACCTTGTTTAAGGTCATTAACGAACGAACTCTCTTTACCTTCCGCTTGATAAGCTTTATAAAGTTGGTGTATAATTCCTTCTAATGAAACCGCTTGAATCTCAGGAGGGTTACTTAAATTAGAAATAAGAGCATCGGTATCAAATTTAATACCTCCTCTACCAGCTTGTTGACCTAATCGACCACCTTGACCTTTTACTTCTAAGGCTTCACCACTAATAGATAAATCACCACCACCGACAGCGTTAGTTACATCAGAAAAGGTAAGAGCAAGAAGAACTTCACCCGGACCAACATTACTACCACCTTTATCAACTGGTGTAAACCTAGCAACTTTCTTTGCCAGCTTCTCACTCATACCGTTTTTAGAGGCTAAATTAATAATATTGTTAACTCTATTATCAGCTAATGTTGGTTTATTATCGGATTCAATGTAAGTTTCAAACTCACCATCATCAAGCAAGCTAATAAGAGTTTCGAAATCATCTTCACCCTTAAATGAATCCTGAGAATAAAATTTATCATTAAGATAAGTTGTAATCATTCCAGAAGTATTTTTACCTGATGCAATTCTTTGAACTTTGCGGTAAATATCTTCTGGAACATCTCCTACAGGGCTATATTTCTCACCATCTTTTATGTATAAGGTTACATCCTCATAAAGATGCTCAAGCCTTTTGCGAGGAATATGGCACTCATTATTCGTGAGTATTTTCTTAGTATATATATCTTCTAATTGCATATCCCTACTATATAAATGCTAATTATGCTTGTTCAAGAGTATCTTTTAAATCTTCTGCACCAATTTGTACGATGCTTGCAATTGTACTAATAACGTTGTTTGGATCTTCATCAACCTTAGATTGTAAATCAACCGCCGTTTGTGCGGCACTAGCATCAGGCTCGTGTAAGAATGCTTTAAGAATAAGATCAGCTAAGAATATTTTACCTTCTGCAGAAACTGGCTCCGGAGCCGGTGGTTGCTCAGCAACATCTGTAGCATCAGCTTCCATCTCAGGCTCATCAGCTTCATTATAAATAGCTTCGTATTTCTTAAATATATTTAAAGTTTTCATATTTTACTAAATGGTTTTTAAAACACTGTTGAGCTGATCTGCAACTTTTGAATATACCTTACCTATTGAGCGCTCTATCTTCTTTTTAGGATTTTGAAATTGCATACCCCTTCTAGGATTATTTGCCCCAACAATCTTCTCAGCGGCGCTAACAGCCATGCCGATCCGCTCCATGTTATCAGTAGCATTCACCGCAGCACCATCAGCAGCTTCATTATCCTCTATCTCAACAAATTCCTTAACCTCTAATTTGACAATACGTCCATCAGGTAAATGAATCATTACATCCTCTGATCGTTGATCCACGTCACATTTAATATCTTTCTCCATTAAGCATCGCTGTAATGCTCTTTTCGCAGCAATTTTTTCATCCAAATTTAGATCTGGGGTGTTTTCTTCAATAAGATCAAGAAACTTACTCATGTTAATATTTAATGTATTAGCGATAATTTAACGTTATTATTTTTAGTAAAGTTTTTCTCTAAAGCTGTGAGATTATATCTTTTAAGAAGTTTTTTAAACTTCTTCCAGCATATTTTACTGGTATCAACCGGTATATATGGGTAGTACATGCAATCTTCTTTAATAAAATCTTCAAACGATTGTTCTCTTACAACTAGACGTGAGGGTAACGCACTAAATATAAGTTTAATAACCTTAAATTCGGCATTATCATCACTATAATTGTAATAGAAGCATTTTTTATTTTTTGATTGTGTGCAAATAAAAAATATTTGCATTAATATAAAATGTAAACTAAGCTGCTTTTTGTCTTTAGCAGAAATATTATATAACTCCGCTTCAGTCAAGTAGTATTGATATTCATTGTAAGATATATCTAAATATGACCGTAAATTAACGTATTCTACGTCATTCGTTAGGTCAAAGTAGTTTTTCATTACTAGTTACCTAATTATAAAGCTGTTCCTTATGATAACAATAGCTTTGGTGGATTTTTAGTAAACTTTACTTTACCTATACGTACATTTAGAATACCATTATAGTAATCCTCACGTAATAATGCTTCTGACTGGAATTGATAGAAGGTTTCCATGTAAGCTAGCTCACTTTTAGTACCGCAACTACGAATTATCTCAAATTTAAACTTATCCTTACCAATTTTTTCGATATCTGCATTTAACCTGTCCGATGATCCAGTATATGTCTTCCAGTCTGACTCCCCAACTATAATTCTCTTACGTTTTTTACCTTTAAGTGGAGGTCTCCTAGTTTTCTTGACTATTTGCTTTTTACCGATATACTTCATATCGTTTGAAAGGTTTGTAATAATATAAACAAACCCAAACGGTAACTCAGTTAACGACTCTTTGCAAGTCCAGTGTCCTAAATCAAGCATTATTAATTTCGTGGCAATCGCAGTGGGGGCAGTCGGGTCCACATTTACACTTACTTACTGGCATGCCACAACAAGCATCAGGACACATTTTTTCTTCTGCATTTTCTCCTTTTAAGAATAATTTATCTATATTTTTTTTCTTCCTATCCTTTTTATTAATCTTACCCACAGCACCCCTCCTAGTAGCAACCTTTTTACCTAGAGCTTTAGGCACTCTAGCATCACCTGGCGCATAAGAATCACTAGAATTAATATTAGTAGGAGAAAAACCACCATTACCACTACCAACACCTGCGTCACCGGCGGACATATCCTCTTGTAATATGCGTTTGAAGTAACGAGCAAATTTACCAGTTGATTTTTCCATATAGTTATTTAATCTATATATATGGAATTGCTAAAAAATTATTTTGAAGAGGTTGGCAAGGATCTTGTACTTGATGATTTTAATATTAAAGAGCAGTCAATGCGGTTACCTGCGCGCAAGCATTATTGGGTAGCTAAACTTATTAAAGCTAAAATTGAACGTAATCAAACGTTTGAAAAAAAGAGAAAACTTAAGAAAAATATTACTAAAGAAGTAATTGCAACATCACCAGTAAAGTTATCTCAATCAGCAGCAGAGCAAGCAGCTGAGAGACATGAGTCACTTTCATCACTAACTTCAAAGATAAAGGAGCTAGATATTATAATTGAATATTTAGAAAAGGTCGAAAAGACTATGTCTCAAATGGGATTCGATATTAAAAATGCTGTTGAGATTATGAAGATGGAGCAAATGTAATGATAGAGTTTGACTACAAAGGACCTACCGCAAGACAGCCTAGTAAATTAATTATTAGATGTAATGACGCAGATTTATTTGATAATATACGCGAGCATTTTTCTGTAGAAAATACAGATGCTCGTTTTGCTAGGAGATATGCTCGATTTGTTCCAAGGCGTAAATACGTTATAACACCAACTGGTACATGTGAGTTAGGAATGTATTGGGAAGTACGTCAATACCTGATTAAAAATCAAATTAATGAGGAGGTAGTTTTAACAAATAAATTATCTAAAGCTATTAAAGTTGGTATTGAGGCTGATTTGTTTGATAAGTTTAAATTTACATTACGTGAATATCAAGAAGAAGTAATACGTAAAGCGATGAGAATTGGTACAGGTACTTGCGTGCTTGGAACTGGGGCAGGAAAGACATTTACTACTGCAGCATTGATTGAAAACTTCTTTAGAGTATCAAAAGACAAAGATACTTTTAAATGTTTAATGCTTGTACCAGATTTAGGTCTGGTGACTCAAACATATGAGGAATTTTTAAACTGTGGCACAACATATAAACTTACAAAATGGACTGGTAAAAATAAACCAGATCTTACAGCTAATGTTATTATTGCAAACATTGGAATTATACAAAGTAGGTTTGATGATAATGATTGGTTAAAGTATATTGATTTACTTATAGTTGATGAATGTCATAAAATTACTGCAGGTAATAAAATTTCTAAGATAGTGCAGCAGATTAATACTCCTAACAAGTTTGGATTCACCGGTACCCTGCCAGAGGATCAACTTAATAAGTGGTCTATTATTGGAAAGCTTGGACCTGTTATTTATGAAAAATCATCCTTTGAATTACGTTTGGAAGATTACCTTACAAATGTTAGCATTAAAATTTTAAATATTAAATATAGCCCAAAACCTCACTTTAGTGGTCAGACGGGCTATAGAGATGAACTAGAGTATATATATAGTAATGATAGACGAAATAATATTATCAAATCCCTTGTTAGTAAGCTATCTTCTAATACTCTTATCATGGTTAACCATATTGCTCACGGTGACGTTATTATGGAACATCTTAAAAAACTTCAAGATAAGAAAGTTTACTTTATTCAAGGATCGGTTGATGTTGAAGAGCGTGAAAAAATTAAAGCAATAATGGAAAGAGAAACTAATGTTGTTGTTGTAGCTATTAGTGCAATTTTTGCTACAGGAGTTAACATTAAGAATCTACACAATATTATTTTTGCTTCAGGTGGTAAGAGCTTTATACGTACAGTCCAATCTATTGGCCGCGGCCTTCGTAAACATGATTCAAAAGATAAACTTATTATTTTTGATATTTGCGATCAACTTAAATATGGTATATCACATTGTGAAAAACGTATGGCCATATATGATAAAGAGAAGATTCAATATAAGGTGACAGAAATTAGTTGATCTTTATTAAATTAAGGCTATAATTATGTAGAATGTCTAAAGCAGCTAAAGAAGAGTATTATATTAAACCAGCAGAATTCAGAGAAAGTTTGCGTAAGTATTACGACTCAGATATTTTGACTGATGACCTTGCTGAAAATATTAAAAAGATTGCTTATGGTTTGAGCTATAACGGATCCTTTATTAACTATAGCTACAAAGACGATATGATTGGTGATGCATTAATTAAAATGTATGCTGCTTTAAAATATAAAAAATATAAGTTTGAGACTAAGTCTAATCCATTCTCATATTTTACAACTATTGCTTATCACGCTTTTATAAATCGTATTAAGAAAGAAAAAAAGCATCATCAAACTATTACTTCATATAAGGAGAAGGTATACGAAGAGTATATGACAGATCCTAGAAATACCCACGGTACTGTTTATGTGAAGCCTATTGATGATGATTCCGACTATTAAAAAGAGTAAAGTTGCTATCTTCAGCGACTTACATCTTGGTGTACACTCTAATAGTTCAGAATGGCATAAATATGCTATTGAATGGGCTAACTGGTTCCGTGAAGAGTGTCGGGATAAAGGTATTAAAGACCTTATTTTTTGTGGTGACTGGCATCACAACCGTTCAGAAATATCTGTTAATACCTTGCAAGTATCAGCAGATATTTTAGATATGTTTGAAGAGTTTAATCTTATTGCAATCACTGGCAATCATGATATATACTATAAACATAGAACAGATGTAAACTCATTATCTATTTTTAAGAATAGAAAAAACGTTACTATATTAGAGCAATATCAGACGTTAGAAGCATTTGATAAAAAACTTTCTTTTTGTCCATGGAATACCCCAACTAAGGTTATTGAGGAGAGTGATGTAATTTTCGGTCACTTTGAAATTGAGACTTTCAAAATGAATGCTTTTAAGATTTGTGAAGAAGGTGTTCGTGTTAAAGATCTTCTTCACAAATCTTCACTAGTTATATCCGGTCATTTTCATACTAGACATGAAAAGCAGTTTGGTGCTGGTACTATTCTGTATGTTGGTAATCCCTTTCAGATGGATTTTGGTGACGCTGGTAATCGAAAAGGTTATCATATATTAGACTTGGATACTTTAGAATATGAGTTCTTTGAAAATAATGTTTCACCGTGTTATGAAAAAATTACTCTTAGTGAATTAGTAGAAGAGGGTGACATTACACCAATTGTTAAAAATAGAATTAGTAACAACATTGTTAAGTTAAAAGTAGATAAAAATATTTCGCAGGATGATATGGATATTCTTACTGCAGTATTTAATAAACTACAACCAGAGCAGTTTTCGATTGACTATGATATTAACTTTAACCGTATTTTAGATAATAGGGAGGATATTGAGGATTTATCGGGAGTAGATGTAGAGCAAGCTATAGAAGAGTTTATCGGAACGATGGATTTAGACAATGCCAAGGCTATAATTGAATATACGTTAGGTTTATACGAGCGTTGCAAACAATGAAACAGGTAAATTTTAAACGAGTTGCTATACAGCATTTCTTATCGGTAGGTGAAGAACCGGTAGTTGTAGACTTTAGTAAAGGCTTACATGTAATTACGGGTATTAATAAAGATAAGCCGGATAGACGTAATGCGATTGGTAAGAGTACTATTGCTGACTCTATTTACTTTGCAATATTTGGTGATACTCTTCGTGAGTTAAAAAAGGACCTTATACCAAATAACATTACAGGAGGTAAGACTCATGTTGAGCTAGACTTTGAAGTTGTTAATACTAAAGAAACAAACAAGTATAAAGTAATACGTAATTTAAATCCATCAAAGGTGTTTATATTTAAGGATGGTGTAGATATAACACGAGATAGTATTTCAAATACTAATAAGTTTATTTGCGATGTAACTAGTGCTACACCATCAATATTTCAAAACTGTGTTATTATGACTGTTAATAACGCAGTACCTTTTATGGCAAAGGGTAAAATTGAAAAACGAAAGTTTATTGAGGATATCTTTGGTATGGAGGTGTTTAGTCAGATGTTAGCTCAACTTAGAGTTGAATATAACGAACTAAAGCGTGAGCATGATATAGTTCAAACAACTTTAACAGAAGTAAAAAATCATAATAATAACTATATTGCGCAGAAAGCAGCAGCTCTTACAAAAAGAGCTGAAAAGAAAAAGGTTTACTTAGAGCGTAAAGAGCATAATATTATCGAAAAGGATAACCTTGGTAAGCGATTAGAGGAATTTGAAGATCTAGATACGTCTAAAATAGAGAATGATATTAGTCATTACAATGAAACTCTTTTAACTGTTGATGAAAAGATTAATGAAAAAACGGTAGAGGTTAGTACTAAGAAGGCTGAATTGTCACATAGTAAAACTGCATATGATAAGATAGGTACAGATGAGGCTGAATGTCCGGTTTGTCTGCGACCAATGGAGGATCATGATGTGGAGTATATGGAGAAAGAGAAAGCAAGTCTTAGAGATAAACTTATTAAATTTGGCCAAGATATTAAATTACTTAATGAAGGTTTAGATAAAGCTAAGATGGCGAAAACTAAGTGTATGCAAGTTATACAAAGTCATACATCTAAGTTATCCGAAGCTAAATTAGCTAACCAAAAGCGAGAAAATATACAACAGCGTATTAAGCAACTAGATGGTTGGTTAGAGGAGTTAGATGTAGATCTTAAATCTGTAGAAAGTACTGAAACAGATTTCGATAATTTAATTGTTGAGTCTAATAAGAGACTCACAGAAACTGAAGCAAAAGTCGATAAATTTAAAAAGGATATTTCTAAGATAGACATTGTCAAGTACGTTGTTTCGGAGGAAGGTGTTAAGTCGTTTATTGTTCATAAATTATTAGAGTTGCTTAATAATAAATTATTAACATATCTACGAAAGCTTGATTCTAACTCCATATGCATCTTTAACGAATATTTCGAAGAAGAAATCACAAATGAGAAGAATAAAATTTGTTCGTATTTTAACTTCTCTGGAGCTGAACGTAAGTCTATTGATTTGGCATGCTTGTTTACGTTCTCTGATATGAGACGTATGCAGGGTGGTGTAAAATATAATCTAGCTATTTATGATGAATTGTTTGATTCATCATTCGATGAAAAAGGTATTGAACTTGTAACACAAATACTTCAAGAGCGTACAGAAGAGTTAGATGAATGCTCTATAGTCATATCCCATCGCAAAGAATCTATTAAAGCTGTTACAGGCGAGGTCGTATATATAGAAAAAGAGAATGGCATTTCACGTAGAGTGGCCTATACTGAACAATAGAATAATTAAATATAATGATCGGATCATCTCCATTTCCACAACCGTTTGGTAGTCCTATAACTCAACCTTTCGGTATGACTACACCCCCACGTAAGTCTACACCAGAAAGACCAAGAGAAGAATCAATGCCTAGATTTGTTAATTACTTGGCTGATTATTCTGGTTGCGGTCATTGGCGTGTTCTATGGCCTGAAAATGTCATCAATATGACGCAACGAGGTATTAGTCAATCTACTACTGCTATGGTGGCAGAGCCTAGATGGTATCAAAATGTAAAGGCAGTTAAACTTCAACGTCAAGCGGCACCCGCTCAGTTAGAGTTTATTAAGCATCTAAAAAAGATTCAGCAGGATCATGACTTTAAAATTATTTATGAAGTTGATGATGTGGTATTTCGTGAAGAGATTCCTGACTATAACAAATTTAAATTTGCATTTGATACTAAGGAAGTCAGAAAGACAGTTGTTGATATTATGGATTTGTGTGATGAAGTTACACTTACTTGTGATTTTATGCGTAAGCTTTTTCAATCTAAACTTACCAATCAGAAAGTAACTGTTATACCAAACTTTGTACCATACAATTGGATGGGGTATTTGTTTAACCGTTCACGTATACAATCAGCATTTGAGAAATTTAAAAAGAAACCACGTATTCTATATACTGGGTCTGGTGCACATTACGATGTTGCGAATAAAACTGGTGGTAAAGACGATATGTCTGCAGTCAATCATATCATCCGTAAGACTGTAGATAAATATCAATGGATTTTTGTTGGAGCATATCCACCACCGTTACAGGATTTAGTTAAGTCTGGTAAAATTGAGTTTTATAGATGGAAGTCTTTATTAGAGTATCCACAGTTCATAACTAATCTAGACCCGCAGTTAATGGTAGCACCACTCACTGTTAATAATTTTAACAACTCCAAGTCTGATATTAAATTTATTGAAGCTTGCACTATGGGTATTCCATGCTTATGTCAAGACATGCATACATATTCAACAGCACCAGATGATCTAAAGTTTAGTACACCAGAAGAGTTCGAGGAAAAGATTGATTGGATTGTTAATTGGAAAAATCGTAAGCGTTATTACAGTAACATTGGTATGCTTCGCGAAGTCGGAGTTAAACGATTTCTTGAAAATCCGGAAAATATAGGTGCTCATATGGAAGCCTTAACAACACCATACGGTTCACCAGATCGAAAGTATCTTAAAAAGTGGAACCCTTAAGGAACTTTGCTATAATGATATTAGATGTATCGTAATGTAGTTTATAATGGCCGCGAAGGTACGGTTACTTTATTTGGTTGGAGCGAATCTGGTGATCGTATTCGTAGAGAGTGTTCTTTTGAACCTTATCTATATACGGAAGATCCTCGTGGAGAAAAGACTTCTATTTTCGGTACTAAAGTAAAGAAACGTTCTTTTAATACTGGATACAATCGTTATAAGTTCCTTCAAGATTCTGGAGTTAAACGTGTCTTTGAGAACTCACCTCCAGCGCAGCAGTTTCTTCTTGATATGTATTGGGAAGAAAACGAAAAGCCTGAATTTAATAGTAATCCTATTAAGTATTGCTTTATTGATATTGAGACTTACTCTGTCGATACTTTTCCTGATGTAGATGACCCTACTCACGTTTGTAATGTTATAACAGTATGGGATAACTTTAGTAAAAAGTTTAACACGTTTGGTATTCATGAGTATACTGGTGATGGTCGTGATGATATGATCTATCATTACTGTAAGTCTGAGCGTGAAATGTTTTTAGCTTTTCTTAAGTATATTGAGAAGCAGCATCCTGATATCATTAGTGGTTGGAACTCTGAAGGATTTGATATTCCTTATATTGTTAATAGAATGGAGCGTATCTTAGGTCAAGAGTATGTAGATCGCCTCTCACCTCTACGTAATGTTTATTTCCGGATGCGTAAAGGTACGTTCGGTCGCGAGCAAAAGCGCTACTATTTCGATGGTGTTGCTAATCTTGACTATCTTGATGTGTATAAACGGTTTTGTCTTAAGTTGCGGGAGTCATATAAGCTTGATGCTATTGGTGAACTTGAGTTAGGTCAGAAGAAGATTGATTATGAAGGCTTAGCTCTTCATGAACTTGCTGATCAAGACTGGAATAAGTTTATTGACTACAACGTTCAGGACGTTAACCTTCTTGTTGAGTTGGAAGAGAAGCTTCAATACATTCCTCTACTGAGAATGCTGTCTTACGTTGGTTTAACTACTCTTGAAGGTGCTATGGGTACGATTGGTGTTATTAACGGAGCGTTAACTGTCCGTGCGCGTAAGCGTGGTGAGGTTATTTCCACCTTTGTACGTAATGGTAATAAAGATCATAAGAATCCTGGTGCGTATGTTGCCGAACCTAAACGAGGTTTCAAAGAGAATATTATATCGTTCGATGCTAACTCTCTATACCCTAATGTAATGATCTCTCTTAATACTTCACCTGAGACTAAGGTGGGTAAGATTGAGAAGAATGATGGTAAAGAAATTACTATTCAGCATAACTCTGGTAGATTGTTTACATTAAGTAAAAGAGACTTCGTAAAGTTCCTTAAAGATGAAAAATGCGCATTATCAAAAGCTGGTTTCCTTTTTAGTCAGAAGAAACGCGGTATTATTCCTGAGTTTCTTGAATACTACTACAATCAGCGTGTTGATATTAAGAAGAAGCTTTTTACTAATACTAAAAAACTCAAGAAAGACCCGAACAATATTAACCTCAAATACGAAGTCGAGCGTCTCAACACCCAACAAATGGTTATCAAGATTTTGATTAACTCTTGCTATGGTTATATGGGTAATAAGAATGCTCCAATTGGTGATGATGACATCGCTGCAAGTGTTACTCTAACAGGTCAAGCAGTTATTAAATACTCTAACGAGTGTCTTAAGGACTTTATTCGTAACGAGGTTGGTTCAGACAATATATCTGAGCATAATCTTGAGGAGTGTATTGTCTATAACGATACTGATTCGTCTTATATTTCTATTTCACCTTTAATCAAGAACGGTGTTAAGTTCTGGGAAGATGAATCTAAAGGTCTTATTCATCAGGAAACATATGATAAGATTCAAGAGATTGAGGACCGTCTTAACGAAGACATTACTGCTTGGGCCAAGAAAGCTCTTTTAACTGACGACCCACGATTTGTATTTAAGCGTGAGATGATTGCTGATGTTGCTACGTTCATTCAGAAGAAGCGTTATGTTATGCATATCCTTGATGATGAGGGTATTAAAGAAAATAAGTTCAAGTATACTGGTGTAGAAGTTGTCCGTACTACTATGCCTAATGCTATTAAGCCTTACGCTAAGGGTATTATTGAGACTATGCTTACTACACAGGACTTGGGCAAGACTAATAAGATTTTTAACGAAGCTTATGAGACCTTTAAGACGTTATCGCCGGAAGAGATATCCTTTGTTATGGGTATTAAGGGTTATGAAAAGTATGCGGTACAATGTCGTGAATGGCAAACAGTAAAAGGTATGCCAGTGCATGCTAAGTCAGCCTATTACTATAATCAAATACTTGAAAAGCTTGGAACAGGTAACAAGTATGAGAGTATAAGCTCTGGTGATAAGGTTCGCTTTATGTATATTGAAACTCCTAATAAATACGGTCTCCAGTCGATGGGATTCAAATATGAATGGCCGTCTGAGTTCAATGAGCTATTTAAGATTGACTATGAAAAGATGTTTGATAAGATTCTCTTTCAATCGATTGCTCGGTTTTATGATAGTGTAGGATGGTCGATACGTAAACCATCTGAAAATGTTCAAACAGAACTATTTGATTTATTTGCGTAGTGGAGTAAATAATCGTATGGCCTCAAGTTATTTAGATAAACCAGAAGATGATAATACCCCGAAAGCACACCCAGCATTTAACAGAGGTAAACTAGCGAGTACTGTTTATTTCCTTAAGTTAATTAAAGGAACCGTTTCAGGTACGGATGTTGGCGAAGGTCAAATAGGCTCACCGCAGATTGAAGCTGCGCGGCGCGCTATTCTACATCTATCTAGCGCGTTAACACACGCTAGCGGTAAGTCTACATACCTATCAAGCCAAGCAAAAGAAGCTATAGAGAAAGCTCATGCAGAGCTCGAGAAAATTAACGTTTAAATGTTACCCTCTATTGGATCACCAAATCCATGCTCTTTGCTTTGTGGCCATACACGCCACTTAGCAATATCCTCATCTGTTTCAAACCACCTCCAGAGTTTGCAGTAACCATCCGGATCTGATTTAAGCTTTTTAATCTCTTCCGGATCCACATCTTGTCTAAATATTTCTTTTCCCTCAACGTTAAAGAACGCTACCGCCCAAAAAATGTAATCATCGTAAGGTACTTGATCGTAGCTTAGGTCTATGCAATATTTAAATAAACTGATAAAGGAATCGTCATACTCTTGCTTACTAACATATTCCGGATTTGGGGGGTATAATCTATCTTGTGTATAGTGTTGAATTTTCTGATCTCTAAATCTAACACCTGCATATTTTTCATAGTCATTTAAAGTACGTGATTTACCTAAGCCGTATTCATTCTCTTTTTTTGTAAACCTTTCATTATTGATACCTAATAATTTTCTTACTCGTTGATAAGATTTTTTATTATCATCTTGCCATGTCTTACTATCATCCCAGTGTTTAGTAGCAGCTTTTCTACCGTAGTGATGCCATGCTATTAATTGATGTGGGTAGTATATATCATAACCGTGGGTAAATGCTCTAACGGCAATACTTATTTCTTCTCCATGAAAATACATTTCTGGGTCATGTTGAACATTTTTACTAAATGCACCATCGGTAAATGCAAAGTGTGCGGAATAAAATCGTCCCTTAATTGGACCTCCTAACCCTTTCCAATTAGGTATTTCTTCCGGTATAGTATGTAATGGTCCCTCTTTTGCAAAAAAGTTATATGATAACATCCAAGGATCCAAATTAATAGGCTTACTCGTTTCAATATCATATGCAGGTAAATAGCTAGTAATTAATGGTTTTGGAGAGCCATTAAGCTGCAGCCCTGCATACATATTTTTAAGTTTTGTATCCCAACCTTTTACAAACCGGTGATGTGAGTCTATTTGAAACGTAAACTTTTCATCGTTATAATGTTGCTGAATGAGATTTCTAGCCCAACACGCTCCTTTTGAATCATTATAATCTATATCGAGTATAGTAAACCTTGAATCATCAATATAATCATCTAAATTGTCCCACTCATCATCTTGTGAGTGTTGCCAGCAAATACAAATGTGTAATAAGTTTGGTTTATCAGCTTTAGAGAGTAGATCTTTTAATGTAGGTAATAACTCTTTATCCCGATATGCCGCTATTTGAACAAACACAGAACCATTTGTATAGGCATTCTTCATAAATATACTTAATAGGGATACTAAAAATTACCAGTTAGTTTTCACGTCGCTCGTCCGGTTGATAATGCATAATACGATCATGCCATATTGGAGATGCTAATAGTATTGCTGGCTTTAGCTCACCTGCTTTGGTTTGTTGATATATATGAGACATCCACGTTTGCTCATACGGGCTAGCCCATTTAGTATCAATAAACATTTTTTTATTACCTTCTTTACTAACAATCATAGGCCAGTTGGCGTAATAAATTTCACCGTCGATATAAGTTAATTCATCTAAGTTATAAATATTATTAAAGTTAGTTTTAGGTACATTAGGATCTAATCCTGAAACTGGTAATTGATCATAATCTGGCCAGAACTTACTCCTTACCGTTTGAGGTACATTATACCATGAGCATTGTTTATCATTATCAAAATAAACCTCAGTAAAACTTAATTTAAGAAAATCAAACTTTTCTTTAAGCATAATTCGATGAACTAAATTATAAATATTAGGAATATATTTACGAAACCCATTTCTACAAAATTGACCTTCTAATTCTGGAGGGTTAACTGTCATATCATCCTCGAAAAAGAACATAAAATCTGCATCTGAATCGTGAAAATGCTCAGCTGCTGATTGTCTACCACCACATATACCTGTGTTACCACCTAAGTCTATATACCCGAAGTCATATTCTTTGGCAATAGCTTGATTGCGAGTTTTAGCTAATGCATCTGTAGAGTTATCTAGTAAAAATAAACTAGGCTTTGTTAACCATTCAGGATTCTTCTTCATAGACTCAATGGTATGAAGAATTTGCTCCGGAAAATTAAATGTAAGCATATATAAATGTGTCTTTACAGTACTTACATCTCGATCTGAATATTCTTTAGCATTTGGTAAGCGTGTAAAGGCAGGTTCTGCTAATTCTACACTATCATCAAGTAAAGCTTGTGTAAAAAGCATTATATGGCCATTTATATTTAATTCATATCGTCGATACACATCTGGCTCTAAATATGACATTATAGTAAACAAGCTTTCTTCTGTGCCCATTAAACCTTCACTTAAAGATCGATCTAATAAACTATAATATGTAGCATTAGCTTTATTTACCTGATGTTTGTGACCACCAAATAATCCACCTCGACAGACGTATTCGACTTTAGCATTTGAATATTCGCACATTTTTGTGTATTCAAATCCATGTATCTCACAAACATTAAAAGTGTACGGATAACTTAAAAACAAAAAGGGATTGCTAAATTCTGGTAATTTGTCTAATAAATCATAATATGTTAAATGGCTTTGAGGAACAGTATTAGTTATACCGGCATCTATCCAATAAAAATATTCTGTATCAAAAGGATTAATGATAGATACATCATTAAGCATAAACATTTTAGACTGTACAATAGGATTATACCACTCATTAGTAGCCTGCGGTGAATTCTTTAACCATTCAGCTTGACCAAGCCAACTCTCAGCAGTTCTAACTTGTTGTGTGCGATCCCAGAACGGTAAGTATAAAGTCTTAAGATCTTCTAGCTCAAAAACTTTAACAAATGTATTTTTCCTTTCACGATGCTCCCATACTATATATTCATATTCTTTAGGAATATAAATAAATAAATTTTGAGGAATTTCTAAGAGCTGTATAAACGATTCTATATAGTGGTCAAAATCTCGTCCTGTACGATTAATATTCCATAAACCAGTAACAATTGTTTGTTTATTGTTAGTTTCAGTTAATTGTTCTTTAGAATTAGAATTTATATCTCCTAAGTTAGCTAGAACATACTCTTTTATTTTTTTAATATCCCATAAGGCTAGGCTCTTTCTATTGCCTCTATCATAACCATCTACTTGAACTTGCTCTTCTATAAAAAGTTCCGGCTCTGGAAAGTTAAAAGGAGCTCCCATTAAATTTACAGGGTAAAACCTACCATAGTCAACACCTTCATTCTCTCTATGAATAGTATTTTTTTCTGGAATAGACCATACATCCCCCTTTTTACAAGCCCAAGTTGTTGATAATAAATATTTACAATTTGAATTTAAAATATTTTTAATCATATTTAACGCTACTTCTAAAGGTTGATGTCCTAAAACATCTCTAACAATTAAAAGATCTGCGTCCGGTATATTGTCAGTTTCAAGATCTAAACATTGAAAATTATACTCAGGATATTCAATTTGATTTTCCCGTATACATTCTTCTACTATATCGCACCCTATATACCTTTTAATATCTTTAAACAAATATTTTATCCAGTTTAAATCACCACAAGGTAAGTCAGTAACAGAATCTATATTATAGCGGTTTATAATAACTCTAATATGATCTATTATTTTTTCCGTCTCTGCTATTGTACTACCTGGCCCACTTCTAGATTCTGTAGATCCGAAACCAAAATTTTCGTATATATTTTTAAAAATTTCCTTACTATTATTCATTGGTTTTATTTTTTAAAGTATAAATCTTCTAACAAAAGTCTATCCATGTGGGTCTCCCTATAAACTTTAACTGCATCTGAGTATGTAGATAATATAGGTTTACCATTTATGTTAAAGGAAGTATTAAGAAGAACTCCAACACCAGTTCGCTTTTCAAACTTAGTCAAAAGATTATATAACCAAGGATTTTGTTTTTTAGTGACTGTTTGTACTCTTGCTGTACCGTCAATATGAGTTATAGAAGATAATTGCTCCTTCCATTCATCTTTAACAGTTGGGCAAAATCCCATCCAACGACTTTCTCCCTCAAAATTAAAATACTTACTAACATCCTCTAATCGACATACAGGAGCAAAAGGTCTATACCACTCTCTATTTTTAACTTTTGAGTTTAAGATATCTTTCATTTCCGGGAACGCCGGATTACACAATATACTTCTATTACCTAAAGCTCTTGGGCCGTGCTCACATTTACCCCTTACAACACCTACAATACTGCCTTCCGCTAAATCTTTAACTAATGTTTTTATATTTAATTTATTACCTCTTAAGTCTTCATAATAAGACATTAAAGTATTTTTATCTAATATTTCAATACCCGCATATGTTATATCACAAGCCTTTTTGGGTTTAATATGATTAAGCATTAACCCTGTTGCAATTCCACAATCATTAGGGTTCGGAGGTACAAATACTTCTCTATCTAAGGTTTCATAAAGCATAGTATTTAACAATATATTTAACCCACATCCACCAGATACTACTAGTGGTATATTAGGATACTTTTCAAGAAACGGGTTAATAATGCTCATAAATACGTTCTCAAAAGCTATTTGCGAAGTTTTAGCTATATCCCAACCAGTTTGCTCAGTATATCTATTATTAATATCAAAAGTTAGCCCAGTTTTTTCGGATAAAGTTTCTAAATGAGCTTCATATGTAGGTCCGCAAGGTATGGCTCTATAGTACTCTTCAAATGCATCTAACCACTCTAATCGTAATTTACCATAAGATGCTAATCCCATTATTTTACCTGAATATACAAGATTACCTATGCTAAGAGGCTCTTTTCGTATATCACCGAGATATTCACCGAAAGACATATAAGGGAATCCCAAATCTTCACCTGAGCTATATACATTTTCTATAGTTTTTCTATCTTTAGCATGGTATATATTAAAAAATCCATCATTACCACCACCATCATATGAAACAATTAGCGCTTCGGTATAATCACTTTGATAAAAACCACAAGCTGCGTGTGATAAATGATGCTTACCTTCTATAAATTCTTTTGCTGGGATTGTCATCTGATGGTGAATTAGACGCGCTTTGTCTCCCTGACCCTCACAACTATCCGCATTTATGAAATAGCACTTATTGTATTCCTTTATACCAAACTCCGCCTCTATATATTTTACGATTGCTGGTATTATAGTTTTTCTACTATATGCAGGACTATATTGAGCTACGCCAATATTTTTTTGTGATAAGAAACGCTCTATTTCAATAACAGTAACAATTTTGTTATTTTTTTCAACAACTATTGCTGCGTTATGTGAGCCGTAAAAAGCTATATTTGCCATCATTATATCCAAGGTCTTTCTACTTCAGGGTTGTGATTTACTTCGAATAATTGCGAACCATCGCCAAATTTCTGACCATCCAATATATTTAAAACATTATATATAGGTGCTAATATATATTCATTATTTACAGCGTAGGGCCCTTGAAACAAGTGTATACTATTTGTTGTATATAAAGTTTCTATAATATCATCCCAGATATTGAAAAATCGCATCATATAATCTATTGTATCAAAGCAGAATAATTTACCTGCCGCGTCAAAAATCATTAATTTTTCATCAACTGTTAGATTATATTTTGTTTTGAGTAAATCTACTATAAGAGGCATGTTAAAATTACTGGTCGCTTCATGCCACCTACCGACGACATTATATATTTTGTTATCTCTATGTTTTAAAGATTTATAAGAATTTAGCATAATATCAGTATCCGTGCCCAGTAACGCTACGTTTTTAATGTTATATTCTTTGGCTAATACAAAATTAAACCTATTAACGGAAAATGGAAATTTATATTGTATTTTTAAAAATTTTTTAGCATAATCTTCAGGACTTTTACTTTCTAGAAAACTTTCATATTTTTCAACATGAGGATACTCATTATAAAAATCTTTCAAGTTCTTAACAATTAAATTTTTACGTTTAACGTCTTTAAAATAATCAACATCTTCAGTTATTACAAAGTAAAAAATATCTTTATTATCTTTGTGAAGATTAATTAATTTATCCCGGGCGGTTTTTCTATAAGTAGGCCCACAGCATGTGTAACATATTGCTAATTTATCCATGTTAAGTTAGTTATTATTGTATTAATATAAAGTATCATTTAATTTCTCTTCTACCCTTTCTGACCACCCCCGTGTGTTAGAATATCCCCAATACACAACTCTAACTGGTTGATTAGTCGTACAAAACATTTCTTCATAGTGAATAGTACTCCCCTGTAGAAATCGTATTAATCTATCATCAGTAATATATGTTTGATGTATACCCTTACCTTCTATATCATCAAAAGAAACTAAAATATGCTCGTAATCCTTACCAGGTAACATTTCAGAGGTAATATTTACTAAATGATAGTAAGACCTTTTCCATTTATCAGTTGTTGGAGTAGTGGGAGGTAAATTATCTATTGTCTCTTGATGAAAAGATCTATTTTTAAAATTTATACCAGCATATTTTTCATAATCTTTCAACCCCCTCGCTGTACCAAGGCTATACTCACCTAAATTATGACCACCGTCTTCAACTTGAAGTAATTGTCTAATTCGTGAACGTGCTAGGTCATTACCAATACCTAATTGATTCTCACCCCGCTTGTGTTGATCATCCCACACTAACATACCACTACGCTCTTCTCTCATAGTAGCATGCCATATAACTACTCTATGCGGGTGAAATAAATCATAACCTTGAGTATAGGTTCTAACAGTTAAATTTAATTCTTCGCCTGCGAAAAATATGTTAGGATCGTGTCGTACATCTCTTGCCCATTTATTTGGACCAAAGGCAAAATGACCACTTAAAAAGCGAGCAGGGTATGGTTTTGTTAAATTTTGCCAGTTGGGTGTAGCTCCAGGCCGAATAAATATAGTTCCAAAAGGATAAAAGCATGCAGCATGCGACATCCATGGCTCTTGAACTCTGTCTTCAGGGTCATTAAAGGGATTATACAGTGGTGAATATCCACCTATAACAGGATTATAACCATCCTCTACTAACTCATCATACCAATTAATTAAGGTAGTGTCCCAATTTTGAGTAAATCTATGATGTGAATCTAATTGACATACAAAGTCTTCATCAGTAAGTAGAGTGTCATTTATTAATGCACGTGCATAAGGTAGACCTTTAGCTTTAGTATAGTGAATCTCCTCTATTTTAAATCTAGGATCGTCCTTATATTTAGATAAATCATCAAAACCATCGTCTGGATTATATTGCCTAAAAATACCAAAATGTATTCTTTCTGGAAACTCCGCCATATTCAAAGCATCCTCAATAGTCGGTATCAACTCTGGGTCGCGATAGGCTGGTAAATGTAGGAATATGGTTCGCTTTGACACTAACGATATTTAGGAAATAAAAAAGGTAAATCAACAGTTGATCAATAGATGTTATATGTTATAATTGCATTATATGAGTGAAGAAATTACTACTATTGTTGATCAAGTTGGACGTGTTGTTATTGGAGTTGAGACTGCTCAAACAGACGAAACACTTACCTTAAATAATCCAGTTATTGTACATGTGCAGCCTGACCAACAGTCAGGTCAACTTCAAGTACAAACTTTCCCTTACCTCTTTATGGAGTTTATTGAAGGTGATAGGACGCAAAATGATTGGACTTTTTATAAGTCAGCTATTGCTACATCAAACGTCTCTCTTACTGATCAGATTAAAGCGCAATATAGTGCTATTAATAACCCAGCGCCAGCAGCTACGGAAGAACCTGAGGTAATTAAGTTGTTTGGTGATGATGGTAAAGAGGCTAACTAATCCTTTTCGGGTATAGCTCAGCGGCAGAGCGGGTGGCTGTTAACCACTAGGTCCTTGGTTCGAATCCAAGTACCCGAGCCAAATTAACTACCG